TGTACCTGTATCATAAAATAATAATGAACCATCTGCAGGAGTTGTAATATTAACATCTGTTAATTCTGATAATTCATTAGCTGTAGCAACTTGTGCATCTACATAAGCCTTAATAGATTGTTGTGATGCTACTGCTGTTGCAGAGTCTGAAGACATAGTATCTTCATCTAAAAATGCTGTACCAGATAATGTTCCATTTAAAACTGGTGATGTTAAAATTTTATTTGTAAGAGTTTGAGAACCCGTTAATGTTGCAACTGTAGAGTCTATATTTAAAGTTATTGTTTGAGCAGAACCTACACTATCAATACCTGTTCCACCAGTGATAGTTAAACTTTGTGAATCTAAATCAACTGATTGAGCACCACCAGTATCACCTATAAAATCTAAATCTTGAGCTGTAACTTGAGAGTCTACATATGCTTTAATAGATTGTTGTGTAGCTAAAGCAGTATCACTATTAGATGTCATTGTATCTTCATCTAATATAGAAGTGACTGTAGATCCAGATGCTAAAGCTAAACTTGTATTTGCAGTTAATGTAGTAAATGTACCTGCAGCAGGAGTAGTACCCCCAATAACTGCATCTACTGTACCTGCATTAATATCCGCTGTATCTGCTACTAAACTATCAATATTAGCAGTACCATCAATATATAAATCTTTAAATTCTAATAATGATGTACCTAAATCAATATCATTATCTGTTATAGGTACAATAGCACCATCTTGTATTCTTAATTGTTGTACAGATGAAGAAGATACATTTACATAAAACTCTAAATGATTATTAGAAGCATCTAATAAAATTCTATTGTATGCATTACTATCTCTTAATACAGATACAGGGCCCCCATCACCCGCAGTACCATCATGCGTGTGTCCTGTGCTTGCATTAAATGCAGCTAATAACTGATTAAATTCATCATTAGTATCTGCTGCTGCAATAACGTCACCTGTAGTGTACGTAGATTGTCGTGTTGAGTATCCTGCCATTTTATCTTCTTCCTCCTGGGGTAAATTCTAGTTGAAATCCTTTTACTGAAAATGCATCTGCTTGGTTTCTATCATCTATTTTTAAAGCAACTGCAAATCCAGAGCCTTCTACTGTTTGTCTTATAAGTGGTGTACCTGATGCTCCATATAAAGATGTTCCATATATTGCTGTTCCATATAAAGATGCACCACCTGCTGATTGTATACTTATTGCTTTTGGTTGTGGTGTACCAGAGTTATCATAATCATATCTAACTGCTAACTCTGCATCAACTGTTGTACCTTCTCCTTCATAGTTTAGATTAACCCTTTGCATATATTTTCTTAGTCCTGGGTCTCCCATAACCATATCTGGAGATCTATAAGTTGCAACAATAGTTGTATCTAATGTACCATTTGCAAAAGTATTGCCTACTTCCATTTTATAAATATAACTATCATAGCCACCAAATACTTGTGTTTCTACATTACTTATAAAATCAGAATCAGCACATGCGGGTTTAATCCCAATCATATCAGAATATTCAAATCCAATTTGACCTGTATTAACATTAGATTTTAATACTCCAATAATTCCTTTTGATGAACCTTGAGCACCTCCTGTTGATGGATAAAATAATCTATATTGTGATTTATCTCTAATAACTAAAGAAGATACTCTGTCTAATCCTATTTCATCAATTCTAGCTTGTATTTGTCTAGAGATAGAACCTAGTTCAACGTCTCCAATTCTTGCTGTACCAGCAATAGTTCTTAATCCATCTGGTGCTAAAAATATAACATCTCCACCAATCTCTTGAATACTACCACCATCTCTACAACCAATATTTCTAGTTACTTCTTGTACTGCAAAATCAGCAGATGATGTACCAGTTAATTTATAAATTCTATCTTCACAAAATATAAATAATTCATTTCTAAATACTCTTAATCCTACAACATTAGAGTCAACTTTAAATGAACCTGCACCATCAGCAGTATTAAAATCATCTTCTGAAAAAGGTGCACTAAATAAAACTTCTTGTGCATTTGTAGCCCCTGCATAAAACATATGGTTTTGAAATGCTTTTACAAATTTTGGATTTGTCGGTGCAGTTCCACCTTCACTACCATTAATTATATCAACACTCCAAGAATTGTCAATGGTAAATGCAGCTGAATGTCCTGTGGCAATTATAACCTTATCTGTACCATTAAAGTTATATTTTTCAAAATCATATGCTCTAGTTGATGTACCTAAACCTGTTGTTAAACTTGTCCAACTTCCAGTAGTTGTACCATAATGAACATCACCACCTTTAGCTACAATAATATGATCATTAAATATTATTGAACAATCTATAATTGTATTTAAATTACTAGATCCTGTAGGAACAGGTGTAGTATTATATAATACTGTACCATTTACTCTTCTATAGCCACCTTTAATATCTGGTTCAAAGTTACGTAATATTAGTGCTTCACCAGGAGCCATAGAAAAAACATCTTTGTTTAATACTAATCCTCCTGCACAACTAACTACATATGGTGATATTAAATCAGTAGCTGGCATTAACTACCCTTGTAATTTACGTGCTTTTTCTTTTTCGTAAAGCTCTCTCATTTTTTCTAATTCAAATATTGGAGTATCTGGAAAAACTTCTTTAACATTATCATTTTCTACAGCTTGTTTGTATTTATTATAATCACTTATATTAAATACTCCACCTGCCATTTTCATGTTATTATTTTTTTGCATTTCATCTTTTTTAGATTTATAATCCATATTGTCTTCAACATATTTTGAATCATCTCTTATAGCCATAATTTCTCCTATACAATTTGTACTCTAGTACCTTGGTTAATTCTTGTGTCTCTCATATATTCTTGTCTTGAAGAATAATCTACTCTTAATAATCTTAATTTTCTTTGATAATCTCTTTCTGCCATTGATGCATGTTGAGCATCTGATCTTAACATATAAGTATAATATTTGGCCCTATCAATAATCAAAGGTGCAAATCTATCTGGTAATGACATTGTATCAGTACTAGCAGATAAATCTGTGTGGGTTGTAAAATAATCATACTCAATAGTATAATCATCTTTATCTGGGATTGGACTTAATCCAAAATACCCATAGTCTGGTTTTCTATAAACAAATTCTGGAGTAGCATATACACCATCATCATTTTTAGAATCTCTTTCTTTAAAAGATTGTAACCAATTATCATATGAAATATATTTTAATTTTCTAGGAGTTACATCTTGTCTTGATACTCTAACATAATCTACCGTAAAATCACCTGTTGTTGCTAAATGAATATAAGTAGTTGTAGCTGTAGCAGTAAATGTAGTATCTAATATTTCTCCTGCACCATAATCAGATACAGTAATACTTGAACTTAAATTTTGTGTTCCGCCTGCAGATGTTCCAACTTTAATTGTTAAAGTGTCTCCATCAGCATTAGTATCAAAACCTCTTACTTGAATTTTATATTGTTTATTTACTATTGTAGATATAGATTGATAAGAAGATGCATTACTTAAACTTAATCTACCATTACCTAAACTTGAATATGCTGGAGATCCTGTATCTGTTGTCCAGTTATCTATTGTTGTAGTAAATTCACCATTAGTAATTAATTCACTAGGTTTTAAAAAAAAAGAGTCCCAGTCAACTTTTCTCATATTAGATTCTAATGTATATTCTTGAGTTCCAGTATTTGTAGTTTTAGTTGTAGTACTATGTAATAATGGAATCTCACCTGCTTCATTGTAAATATCATGAATTGATTTATTTACAAAATCTTTTACAGCAGTTTGAATACCTCTACTAGAATTAAAATTAGCTGAAGTTAATTCAGTTTCATTTAATTCTCTAAGAGTTCTATTAGTTAAAGTTAAATATGTTGTAGCCAATGTATTCTCCTGTTAAATATCAAGGGGGGATTGCTCCCCCCAAGATATATTAGCTATTAGCTAAATGTAACTGTTTGCGAGTCTGTGTCAGCATCTGATCCACCTTTATCAAGTGAAATCATAGTTGCCCATACTCTAACTTTTGCATTAATTGCACCAGTACCAATTGTGATTCTGATAGCATCAGCAGAACTGTTTGCAAAAGGTGCAGCTAAAATAGCCATTTGACCAGCAGCAGCTACAGTTGCAGCAGCAACATATTGGTCAGCATCTGCACTATCACCTAATGCGATTGTTCCACTGTTTCCAGCAGAGTCAGCAGTTAATACATCAACGCCTGCAGCAAGTACCATTGTGTTTGCTGGAATAGCAATAACATCAAAAGTATCAGTAGCAG